ATCGCAGTCAGGGTGCCCACACCGACTGCCGCAACAGTCAAGGACTCGCCGACAGAGAAGGTCCCGGTCTCGCGGGTAATCACAATGTTGCTGCCGTCTACTGCAATCACTTTGCCGGTGGCTGCGGACGTGACGCCAACGATGGTGTTGCCCACAGAAACGGTGCCGACCAGGGTGCGGGTCAGCACGTTGTAGCGGGCGGCTGAAGGGCTGGCGCGGCCGTCGAAGCGCTCGTAACCTGCGATGCGGGTGTAGCCGCCGTTCAGGGAGCACTCAAAGTTGGCGGCCCGGCGAACGACGCCAGGCGGGAGGGAGAGCGTCGGGGTGATCTGGTCCAGGCCCCCGGACATCTGGATTAGGTCGTATCGAACTTGGGGTAGTTGATCCATCGCCATGCCGCGGTGCCTCAAGCCAAAGGCTGTCCAAGGTAGACATCAGGCAGTTGCTCGCGCTCCAGTTGCGTCAGCAGCTTCTGGTACTCCATCTGGCCGCGGCTCACCACCTCGGACGCTGCCTCGTACAGGCCATAGGACTGCATCGCCTTGTAGACGATCAGCAGGTGATAGGCCTCGGGCATGTCGGGCACGTCGGTGTCAGCAACCAGGTGCGTCGCCTTGACCTGGTACTCGCCGCTGATCTTATAGATGTCGTCCGGCAGCGCACCCAGCATCACGGCCTTGCCGTTGGGCTTCTCCGCGAACACCACCGGGCGGGCGTTGACCTGGATGTTGAAGCGGTAGGTGTTGCGGAAGATCTGGTACTCCCACTCCACCAGCCACTGCTCGTCCTGCACTCCGATCGACTTCTTCTGGGCGCGGAAGGTCTCCTTGTGCCAGAAGCGCAGGTCGGTCATTGGCTGGCCAGTCAACGTGTTGGTGATTGCGGTCGGCAGGTAGTCGCCTACACCGACAGCAGTCTCAAACGTGAACGGCTCGCGCATCCAGTTCCAGTTGTTGTGCAGGCCTTGGATCTCAACCCATGCAGCGTCGATCCAGCTCACCAGCAGCCCGGCCATGCCAGTCTGGTTGAGGACCGACGTCGGTCCTGTGCCGCTGACGGCACACTCCTGACGCAGGCGTTGAGCGAGCTGGAGGTAGTTCATGGGCTACTCAAACAGGCTGTTGCAGAAGCTGACGCAGCCATGGCACGCCCTGCTTCGGATGCGGGTCGTGCATCACCTGGAAGGGGTAGGTCAGCGACAGCACGTTCTCTTCCTGGAAACCCATGGACCCATCCGGCTGGACGATCTTGCGCTGGCGCACGCGCGACTGCTTGGCGTTGGCCAATACAGCAACGTGATACCTGCGCAGCATGGCGCTGTTGCCACGGACCACCATGCGGTAGTCACCGTTGACGTTGACTTCAACGAAGGACGCCTCGTTCTCATTGACGGGCTCGTTGAAGAACACCTCCAGCTCGTCGCGCATGAAGACTTCTTGGTCGATCTGGTCAGTGCTGATGACGCGATCCGTGTCGATCTCAACGCCACGGCCATCCTTGGCCTCGGCCATGGTCTGCACGCCGTTGACGATGTCAACCTCGTTGGAGTCGACACTCTTCTTGCGTTCGTAGCTGTTCACGCGCGTGGTTGGGTTGCTCATGGGTTAGGTCTCCAGCAGTTCAGGAATTGGGGCGGGGCCACCCGAAGGCAGCCCCTTGCCGACTTAGGCAGTCAGCGGGTTGGCAGGCACGTCGCACAGGTCCTGGAACGTCGCGGTCACGCCGGAGGCGGACAGGTCCACCGAGCCGGGCGTGAAGGTCGTGCCAGCGGTCAGGGCCACACGCAACGCGCCGATGCAGCACAGGCCGATGGGGTCATCGGGGTACTGCAGGGCAACGCGGCCGGCGGTCAGCTCAGCGGTGTCCACGATCGGGCCAGGCACGATGCTAAAGGCGCCGGCCGTGCTTAGGCAGATCAGGTACAGGCGGGTCGAGCCGTTGACGCCGCCGGTGAAGCCACCGTTCACGGCCTGGACGCCGCCAGCCGCAGCCTGGTACACGGCGGGACCCGCGTAGCTGATGGCGACGTTGTCGGTGGCGGTCTTGCTGTAGAAGCGGCCGTCGATGACGAAGGTGCAGGTGTTGACGGTCTTGATGGTGTTGGCGTTGGTGCCTTCAGCCAGACCGGCGGCGGTCAAGGCGAAGGTCGCGCCTTGCGAGAGGGAGAGGTTGTCAGACATGATTCAGATCCTTGAAGAATGAGTTGCGAGAGACGGGGGCCGAAGCCCCCAGTCATCACAGGCCGGAGGCGGCCGCCTCGACGCGGACCATCCAGTTTTCGTTCAGGCGCACCGCGTTCTTGTAGAAGTTGGCGCCGACGTAGCCGAACTGGCCCATGGGGTTGGCGTGCGTGATCTGCTTTGCAGGCAGATAGATCGGCTGGATGGCGTTCATGCCCTTCAGAGCGACCTGGCCCCAGGCCTCTTGCGCAACCACCATCAGCGGGTACACGTCGGCCGTGGTGCCGGTAGTGCCGCCGTTGGACAGGAAGGCGCCCGCAGTGACCGTGCCACCAGCCGCCAGGAACGGCTTGAAGTAGGGGCTGGTCACAACGCGGAAGCGCTCAACCGAGCCGACTTCGCGCTCATGCACGGGCTTCTGAGAACCGTACTTGGCGACCGGCACGAAGCCGGTCAGGTTCCGCACGTCGGCTTCCATGTCGGTGTGGATGAACACCAGGTAGGCCGGCTCCACTGCGGCAGTGCCGAAGTTGACCGACGAGGCCAGCTTCTCGGTCACCAGTTGGGCGTGAGCGCTCTCAAGCTGCCGAGCTGCCTGGCGCAGCTTGTTCAGCGTGATGGTCGTGTTCACGGCGGTGCGGGCAGTGCCGTTCGCGTAGACCACGTTGGTGCCGCCGCGGACCACGCCGTAGGAGATCAGCTCCTCGATCGAGGCCATGTGCTCGCCGACCAGCTTGACCATGTCGCCGGGGATGTCGTCCTCGTACATCGACTCGGCCTTGCTCGACAGCTTCATCAGCACACCGTACTGCTGCAGGGTGACCTGCACGTCTTGGTAGCTGATGGTGCGGGCGCCGGGCGTGACGCCTTCTTGCAGCAGGTACTGGCTGGTGGTGATGCTCGGCGCGCCGTTGGCGCCAGCGTCGATCGGCAGAGCGCGACGGAACACCACGGTGTCAGTCTTGTTCTGGGGGATCTGCTTCTGCGTGCCGAAGGTGCTCAGCACTTTGATGGGCATGGCGTGCTTGAGCATCTCGCGCTCGGCCATGATGAGGTTCCGCGAAGGAACAAGGGAATAGGTTTGCATGATTAAGCCTTTTGCTTGTCAAGTTGGTCTAGGTAGGCCCAGTATTCCTGCGGCGTCATGTCCTCGACGGCTTTGGCTCGGGTGTTCGACCCAGAGCGCCCCGAGGGGATCGCTGCAGCAGACGCCAGGCGTTGCGTTCGTTGTGACGTGACTGAGCTGGACGCATCGTTGTGCAGGTCGAGTAGACGAACAGCGTCTTGCGGGCTATCGCTCGCCGCAAGCATCTGGACTTCTCTCGGTTGCCGACGTAGCCAACCAGAAAACTCAGGCGTCTGTACACGATCTTTCCAACCAGGATGCCGAATCTCGACCGCCATCTCGGACCGCAGGTTGGCGATTTCCTCGTAGCTCACACCGGACTGCTGTGCAGGCTGTTGCTGCGTCGCGAGACGCTGCTCCAATGCACTGAGCCGCTCGTTGAGCGCCGACTCCATCGCATCTGCGAACTCTGGGTAGTCGCGCTTCAAGGCGTTCATCTTTTCGGGGTTGGCTTGCGCTGCGCGGATTTCTCCGGCAGTGGGTGCATCGCCGCCCCGTGCGGTGACCTGTTGAGCCGTCTGAACCTGTTGCTTCAGTTGGCTGTTCAGTCCACCAATGTGGCCTTCTGCATTTCTCAGACGTTGCGTGACCTGGCCGAGCATGCTCTCCAGGCCTGAGATCTTGTCCATGAGCGCCTGCTCGGCCTGCACCCCCTCGACGCCACCCTGGTTTGCATCGGCCAGATTGGCGGGTGCGAGGTTGGCGGAGTTGGCTTGGTCGAGCTGCGACTCTGGCGAATCATCGTTGCTAGATCCCGGCTGCGCGCGGCCTGAATCTTCTGCTTCAAGTTGATCCCAGATCTTCTTTGCTTCGTCTTGTTGGTTGGCTTTTTCCTGTACGTTCATTTTGGTGGTCGTCTCTCTTTCGGTCATTGCTGACCGGGGTCGCCGACGCTGAGAAGCTCTTCAGGGTCGACTGCTGGACTCAGGTTGGCCTCTTCGGCCAGGCTGAGAATCTTGTTCAGCTCACTGATCCCACCGCGAATCAGGGCTGTCTTTTCGGGGCCAAACGACGGGTTGTCGTTCAACTGTCGAAGCTCATCGACACGGTTCTCAATGAGCTGCGACAGTCGCTTCCACGTCACGCTGCGGAAGTCCTCAGGTTTCAAACAACGTCTCCAGGAATGAAAAAGGGCACCCGGGTGAGGGGTGCCCAAAGATGGCAAGTTCCAGAGACAGGCAACTGCAAAGCGCACTGACCCGGGGCTGATAATAACAGCATTGTGATTGCCAGCGCAAGAAGCTAGCGACTCATCATCCTGCCGACGTTCGCGATGAACAGAGCCGGCGGCACGTAGATGGTACTGACTCCGCTTCCCAATGCTAGGAAGACGTCCTGGCCTTCTGTCGCAGCCAGTGACCCAACGTGCGCTAGGCGGCCAGAGAACGCGGCAGTGTCTTGGGTCTCCGTGGCAGCCAGCGTGCCGGTGATGGTCGCGCCAGCCGCCGGGTGATCAAAGATCCCCGTGTCGAATATGCCGGTGTCAAAAATACCGGCCATCGCTTACACCGCCTGCGCTCCGGCCATGTCAGCTTGACCCATGACCCATACGTAGCACTTAGCAAGAAAGCCTTCGCCCGTTTGGGCCTCTACTTCAGCAAGGGGGCAGTGATAGCGGCGAAAGTCCACATCACGGGTGTCATCATCCTGCGGCTGGGTGGCGTAGCCAACAACGTCCAACATCACGCTGTGGCGGCTGTCTGCATCACGGGTGCGACTTACGGCCGCAGTGACGATGCGGAAATAGGCCCCCGCAAAGGGAACGCCATACTGTGAGGTCGAGAGATCGAGTTGAATTGCCATGATTGCTTCTTATGCGTAGGTGACTTCGGATGTTTCAATCGTAGCGACCCACCGGATGTTTGTGGCCGCTGCGCCAGTTGCGGTGACAGCCAAACCACCGTTGGTCGTGTCTGCTGACAGAGCCAACGCCCAGCCGGGCACGTTGCTGATTGCGGTGACTGTGGAGGCCACCAGAGTTGTACTGGCTGCGGTGCCTTCCCTGCGAATCAATCCTTCAACCTTCCAAGCCGCCGATTCGGTGCCACCAGCGGCCTGCCTGCGGGCAACAATGATGCCGCTGAATGCGTAGGCTGAATTGTTGGGCAGGATGACTTGGTTGGTCGCACCCGGTGATCCGTCCCAAACAGTCAAAACTTGTGGTGTTTCGTTTGTAGTTGACCTCTTAAGAACAAGCACCCCAAACTGTGCAGATCCGCTTACAGTTGAAAACCCGTTGCCAAAAACTACCTTATTTTCTATTAAACCTGTATTACCGTACGTTCCAGTAACAAAAGAACTTGTCCCGGATGCCGTATTTGAAACACCGCCGATTGATATTGACTGTGATCCACTAGCAATATTAAACACGCCACCAAAAGCCCCGCCAGATGTACCGCTAGACTTTGCGGATTGGCCAATAGCAATCGAATTTGCACGTGTTGCCCCGTACGTTGAAGTATTATTGGCAACCCCAGCAGCAAACGAGTCCGTACCCGACGCATACGAGCCGCCGAGTGCCATTGCGCCGGAGCCTGTGACGGCTTGAGAGCCTTGATTTCCGGAGTTTCCGCCAATAGCCGTTGAATTATTGGCTGATGCTACCGCGTTAAATACTCCGGATGAGTTATTTATTGAAAGTGAGTAGAGGCCTGAAGCAGTAGCATAACCAATAGCCACTGCTCCGTCTGCAGATGCATTTGCTGACCTACCTAAAGCTAAAGCACCGCTACCGGCGCTTGAAGCCTGTCTTCCTATAGCTACAGAACTAAACCCACTAGCCACAGGTCTAGTATAGTTTGGATCGTTGGGACTACTTTCTTGATACAACCTTAAGGCTTTATTGGCACCAGTTAGCCAATCAGTGCCAGAACATACAATCTCAACACCAGCACGTGGGCGAAGAATGTAAGTAGTTCCAGTACCGTCAATTGTCTCTGTGCCGCTAGGGTCAATGGTAACAGTACCATCTCCGGTATTCCAAATTGTGCAATTAAACCCAGCACCCAATGTAGCTGCGGCCGTCAGCGATACGGTAAACGTGCCTGAAGTGCAGTTGATGATCGTGCCGAGGTCGCCAGCGACGACGGTGTAGGCGCCGGTTTTGTTGGAGATGGTGATGGCAGACGCGCCACTACCTGTGGACGCTATCGTTATAGCGCCAGAGCCATTGGTAATCGAGATTCCAGACCCGGCGGTCAGTGCTGCTTTTGTCAGCGTATTGCCGGTGGAGTTGCCAATCAGTAGCTGCCCGTCCGTGTAGGACGTTTGCCCCGTGCCGCCCTGGTCAACGCCCAGCGTTCCGGCGCTAGTTAGGTTCTTGGATGCATCGGTGAAAACCGGCTTGGACGCGGTTAGCCCTGCAATACTGACGTTGCCGGCGGCGCTAATAGCCATGCGCTCAGCAACTGCCACGCCGCCGACGCTGTTTGTTGTAAAAACAATTCTTCCAGGAACCGATCCGGTAGATACGGCCCCGTCTACAAAAACGGAAATTGCGGCGGCATTAGCGAAACCCGTTCCGTCGTACCCATAAAAATTGTTTCTGCCAAGCGCTCGGCCATTGACAACTGCGGTGGGCGCGGATGATGTGCCGGAAGCAGTGTATTGCCCAATAATTACGCTGCCGCTGGCAGCGTATTTGTAAACCTGAAGCGGAACGCCGGCTGACCCGCTGGTTTGCAATGCTGTGCCATCAAACGTTAGCGTTGCATTGCTGGACAATACATTAGACCCGTTCAGATACAGCACTCCATTGGCGGTGCCAGTGGAGAATGTCGGGTTATTCGTGAACGTCTTGTTGCTAAGGTTCTGTATATCGGTGGTCCCGACAATATCTCCGGTGGGGAACGCTTTTGAGACGGCCAGCGCCCCGGCAGTAAGCGTCAGCCCCGTGCTTGCCGTAATCTCTTCTACCGCCCCAGACCCCGCCGTTGTCCTACCCAGCAGGCGCTCGGTGGCCATGTTCAGGGTGTGACTCTCGTTCCACTGAGCCTTGCGGATTTCGCCGTTGCCGGCGTCCGTGCCGGTCGCTTGCGTGGTGTGCTTGACTTCAATGGCCATTGCTGGTCCTTAACCGTGAGTAATTGCGGCGCTGCTCAGGGTGACGGTGTCTCCCACAGTGATGCCAACGCTGGACAGGTTGATGTTTGCGCCAGATGTTCCGACCGTGAGGCCAGACACGATGACGGTGCCAGAGCTGTCCTTGATGCGCGCCTCGGCCGCCGTGCCGGTGGCATCGGCACTGGTGTCGGACTGAGGCATCGTGAATGTCAACACGTCAGACGCCACAGAGCCGCAAGGATCAGCTAGGGGGATGATGGCCAGCACCGAAGCCATGCTGGTGGTGCCGATCTCCAGTGTGCCGCCGGAAGTGCCGCCGTCGATGGCATCGCGCACAACGGTCATGCGACTGCTCTTGACCGTGGTTGAGTAGATAACAGCCATGGGCTATTCTTTCAGCCGACCATGGCCTTGAGATTGGAGAGCTTGGCCTCGTACTCAGAGCGCTTTGCGTCGGCTGCCTTGATGGCTGCATCAGCTTCTTTCACGCGACGATCTGCGGCATCCTCAATGGCCTTGAGATCTTCCGCGCGGCGGGCGTTGGCCACGCGGGTTGACTCGACCTTTGCTTGTTCAGCAACGAGTGCCTCGCGCTGGTCCGCCATCCAGCGGTCAAACTTGTTTCGGTCATCGCGCATTGCTTCGCGGCTCAGCTCAATATCTTCCGATGCCTTCAACGCCCTTGCGGTCTCCTCCTTGACCTTGACTCGGCCTTGCTGAAGCAGATCAAACTCAACCTGCAGTTCCGCCGCCTGCCGGTTGGCCAGAGCGATTGCATCGTCTGCGGCATTGCGCTCAGCAGAGGCGGCATCCTGGGCGGCCTTGATTTCTTGCAGCGCCTTCTTGAGCTTGGCGGCATCCTTGGCCAACTCAAGAACCGACAAAAGGCTCATGGTTGCGTCAATTTCTGCAGCCGACGGGGTGGTGTTCATCATCATTGAAATACTCCTTATGCGGATGCGATGACCGCAATTTTAAGACCAGGATTTACGCCAAGATACTCAGTGCCGCCAGCGCCCATTCGCATGGCCGTTGAAGACGCTGTTGGATTTGAACCGATGACAACGCGGCACGCGACCTCGGCGTGGAGGCGAACGAATCGAGTCACGTCTGAGAGTGACTGCGACTGCGCGGATGATGCTGAGATCTCGACCTGCTGGTTCCTGGTGCTTGGCTCTTGACCTGCCATGATCAAACTACCTCGACCAGTCGTGGCAAGTTCTCCGTACTCCGTAATGTCCAGAATTGGCATAGTGATACTCCTTAGATTCCAGAGCCTTGGCGCACCTTGATGGCTGCTTCTGCGTTGAAGCGCTCGCGGCCGTCGGAGATCTTGATCATCTCCAGCCTGGCCTTGGTGGCCAGCTCCTCGCGGGTAATCTGGCCGTCTTGCTGCATCTTGGCGATCGCCAGCTCGCGCTGCAGTTGCGCCTCCACCGACGCGGTTTCCGCCTCTGACTGCTCGCGGGCCGTGTTGTAGGCAAGCGAGTCCCGGCGCAACTGCATGTCTTGCTCGTTGCGCGCAGCCTCAAACTCGCGCTGCTTGTTGCGGTCCTCGATGTCCATCTGCTTGGCCTGCATGTTCATCTCGGCGGCAGCAAGGCGCGGGTCCTGCGGCTGGCCCTGCTGAGCTGCAGCCTCCATCTCCTGCTTGACCTGGTCCTCGGGCTTCATCATCTCCTCGGGGTTTGCCTTGAACGCCTTGAGGATCGCCTTCAGCTCTTCGCGCTCGTTCAGGTGCGGGATGTAGCGCGGGTTGTTGGTGATGCTGGCCAGGTTCAGCATGGCCTGGTTCTGGATGTCGCGCTCGACCAGGGCGGTGGAGCCACGGGCGTCGATTTCGAAGTCGCCCTTGATGTTGACGTCGGGGTCGTTGGCCATCTTCCAGTCGTAGTACCGGGAGATGTGCGGCTTGGTGACGTTGTCGTCGTACAGCTTCACGCGCTGGCGCAGGACTGCGTTGGCGTTGTTGAACAGCATGACCATGCCGCCGACGGTCTCGGGCGCGCTGCCCTGCTCGCCGCCCATGATCTGGGGCATGCTGGTCTCCATGTCGGCAAACGACATGGCGGCCTGGGCAATGGCCAGCAGCTCCTGCAGATGGCTGTTGAACTCAAAGACGCTGAAGGCCTGGCGCACGTCGTCCAGGTCGTCCTTGGCCAGCCAGATCTTGTTAGGGGTGACCTCGTAGCTGCCGTTTTGCGGGATGACCATGCCCTTCTTCATGACGATCTGGCCGCCCAGCGATGTCTTGCCGTTGTCCATGACCTGGCGCCAGGCGCTGTTGACCACGCGCTGCTGGTGCTCCAGCTCGTCGGGCATGCCGTAGCCGAACGGGGAGTCGTCGGCCTTGCGCCAGTTCCAGACGTCGATGGGCAGGGTCTTGTCGACCACCCACGAGTCCATGGCGCCGATGATCTTGTCGTTGACGATGATCAGCACGCCGAAGGTGATGTCGGTCAGCGGGTCGCCCTGGGTGCGGGACGACAGCAGCTCCATCTCGTCAGGCTCAATCTCGCCGTGGTACGTCCACATCTCGTAGGAGTCATCGCGCACGCGGTCGCGCAGCACCCGGCCCTCGGCCACGCGGACCTTGGTGGCCGGGGAGCGCAGCACCTCGCGGATGGCTTCGGCGTCGTAGCCTGGCAGGCCCACCAGGCCACGCAGTTCCTTCCGGTTGACGTTGCGGCGCAGGAAGAACCCGCGGCCACGCTGGTGGTCGTTGCCGCATGACGGGTCGAAGAACGTGTCCCACGGGTCCCAGCGCATGCTGGCCGGGACGATGGACTCGTTGACCTGCAGCTCCTGGGTGCCGTCGGGGCGCGGAATCCAGACCTTGCTGGTCTGGCGGGCCGGGAACGGGCCGTACATGACCATGGTGCCCAGGCGGATGCCGTCCTCGACGCCCTTGCGCGACTCGCCGTTGAAGCGGCACTCGGTCAGGCTGTCGTCGATTGAGCGCTCCATGCCCTCGGCAGCCTCCTTGGCGGCCTGCATGATCGCCTTGGCCTCCTGGTCAGCAGTCAGCCCAGTGGGCTGTCCGGTGGCGGGGTCGACGGTCTCGGCATCGTTGCCGACCATGTCGGCCATCTCGGGCAGCGGCGTGGGCTTGATGCCCCAGTTGCGGTCGTCCACGGGGAACAGGATCTCGCACATGCGGGCAATGGCCTGGTCGACCTTGGGCCGCACGATGTTGATCACCACGCGGGAGCGGTTGCCCTCGGCCATCTTGCGGGCGGGCGGGCCGTTGCGCAGCGTGTTCTCAAACTCACCGGTCGAGTTGTTGTGCTCGCCGAAGTAGAGCTGCGCGTTCTTGCGCCAGCGCTTCTCCACGTCTCCCGTGGCGCGGTGCTGCACCCAGTCGTCGCGCATCTTGGTGAACGCACCGTGCAGCTTTTCGATCTCCTGCTGATTGCGCTGCTCGTACTGCTCCTGCGTCATGACGTCGTTGCCGACCATCATGGCGATCTCTGGGGGGAAGTCGTTTGTGTTCATGGTGTGCCCTAGTACCCTGTGACCTCGTCAAGCGCTTGCCATGCTGCCTGCTGCCCGACGGGAACCTGCCAGTCGTCTTGCTTCTTGACCGGGTAGGCAAACGTGAGCGCCAGGCTGTCGGCCCGGTCGGGTGACTTGATGCCGCGCTTCTTGGCGTCTTGCTTGCTCTCAAGCAGCAGCTCGCCGCCCTTGTACCCGTACTGCAGCGCCGTCAGGTCGGTGACCAGGTCGGAGTCGTTGGGGATCGAGGCGCCGGCCTTGATCCACTCGCGCATGTCGCGCCACATGCGGGCGCGCAGGTTGTAGTGCTGGCCGTCGGACATCCTCAGCGCGCTGTTGACGTCGACCACCATGTCGCCGAAGTCCCGGCGCAGGATGTCGGCCACGCCGGAGCCGATGCCGATGGTGTCGACCGCGACCTGGGCCACGTCACCAAGCTGGCTGCGGATCTCGTCCTTGGCCCGGCCGGCCACGTCCACCACGTCCATGCCGCCGAAGACAACCTGGCGCAGCAGCACCCTGCCCTGGCGGAACGTGAAACAGGTCTTGTCGTTGCCGAAGCGCGCCACGTCGATGCCCATGATGACCGGGCCGTTGGCCATGATGTCGGCCGGCCCCTTCCGGGCTGCGGCCTGCACCACGTCGCCGCTGATGTAGGCGTTGGCCACCGAGGCGGTGTAGCTGCGGTCGACCTCCTGGGCCAGCACCACGGGGTCCAGGTTCTGGCGCTGCTTCTCGTACCACTTCTCGTCCTTGCGGGGGTCGTCGCGCCAGTCGAAGATGAACTTCTTGGTGCGGCCGTCGTGCGCTCGGCGGTAGAACGGATTGCCGGCGCCGTTGGGCGTGGACACGTAGATCCGGCAGTTCGATGTCTGCGACAGCGCGGCGTCGGCGGTGTCGGGGTGCTCAAGGAACGCCGCCTCGTCCACGAAGTAGATCGACGTGCGGTTGCCGCGGCCGATGTTGTCGCCCGCCTCGCCGGTGATGAAGGACCCGTTCTCAGGGTTCTGGATCTTCATGAACGGGGCGTGCTTCTGGGCGTCCCAGCCCTCGGGCTGAAACTCACGCGGCAGCAGGTTGATGAACTCTCGCACCTTCCAGAACAGCGACGCCGGGTTGCCGATCTGGTCGACGTAGTTCTCCTTGCGCGAGCCGAAGCCCACCACGGTGCCGACCTTGAAAATCATCATCCAGGCGGCGAAGGCCACGCACAGCCAGGACACGCCAGCGTCGCGGCTCTTCTCGACCACGCCGTCCTCGCGCATCAGCCAGCGCTCCAGGCACCAGTTGATGAACTCCCGCTGCTTGGGGAACAGGACGAACGGCACCACGGTGCGCAGGCCCTTCTCGGCCAGGCGGGGGTCGAACGTCATGCCCCAGTCCGAGATCCAGTCGGCCGGGTGCCCGGCGTAGTAGTCCATCAGGCGCGCAACGATCTCCGGCTTGCCCCGCATGCGCTCCAGGCGCTCGACCCGGGTCGCGAAGACCGTCTCGTAGTCGGGGTTGAGCCAGTCGAAGTCGGCCATCAGTCGCCCTTGATCAGCCGCTCGTAGGCCTGCTCGGCGGTCAGCGACAGGTCGGCCTTGATCTCGATCGCCCGGCCGTTGGCGCCGGTGTGCTCGACCTTGGTCTTGTCGCCGTAGGCGGAGGCGTGCAGCTTGCTGGCCACCTTGAGGTTGACGTCGATGGCGGCCTTCAGGCCCGACTCGGTGCCGATGGCGGCTGCCTGGCGGCCGTACTGCAGGGCGGCGTCCACCAGGCTGTGGGCGCGCTCGATGCCGCTCATGGCGTACTGCTCTTTGGTCTCGTCGCTGTCCATCAGGATCTGGCGCAGCTTCCAGCCCACGATGGGGAACGGCAGGGTCTCGGCGATCGCCTGGAAAGACTCGCCCCAGACGTAGCGGTCGAACACCTGGTCGGCCACGGCCAGGACGTTGGCCTTCAGCTCGGCCGCGGCGTCGCGCGCCGGCTGGCGGTGCATGGCGGTGCCGTAGCGTGGGGTCGTACTTTTGGTCACCACTTCACCCGGTTGGCCCAGTAGGCCGCGCTCATCTTGCCCTTGGAGATGTTCTTTGCATGCCGCGCCTTGAACGCCTCGTTGCGCTTCGATCCGTCGGGGGAGCCCTTGACGCCCTGCTGTCCGAACCGGATCAGCTTGACGTCGTCGCCGGACTTGGCCAGCACGGCGTGGGACTTTTCGGGGTGGCCAGGCGTGCGCTTCGGGCTGTTGTAGCCAGAAAACTCCATGCCGCGGTAGATGATCCCCATGGACTAGCTCTTGGCGGTCTTGGCAGACTTGACGAAGTCCGCCTTGCTGGGGGCGCCCTTGTCGCCCGGCTGGCGCATGGTCTCGCCTGACCCGTTGGCAATGCGCTCACGCTTGGCGGCGATGTTGGCGTACAGCCCTTGCGAGGCTGCCCTGCCGATGATGCCTTTGCCTTGCATGTGCGCTTCCAGAGGGTGGCCCCGTGACATCTCGCCTCCTCGGGAGACGGACGACTCGGCAAGCGCCAGGGGCCGTAAAAGGAAAAAGCCCGCTCAAGGCGGGCTGTTTTGTGGGCGCAGTTGCCCGGGGGCGACTATAAGGCAATGTGATACCCCGGTCAATCGTCGTCGTCCATGGTCTGCGGCAGGCGCGTCAGCCCATGCCGGGTGCAGATGGTCAGGAACCGAAGCGAGGCCTCGATGACCTCCTGCGTGGACTGCATGCCCCACTGGTTGCTCAGGTAGATCACCGACGCGGCGATCTCGGGGGCCATGTAGAAGTTCACGCCGCGGCCGCCGTTCTTGCGTCGCCACTTGCGCTGGCGCTCGACGTTGGTCATGGCGTCGGGCTTGCGAGACCGGAAGCCTTTCTTGGCAGTCAGGTCGTCGTGCATGCCATCGACATCAAGGCGCCGCGGTACTGGACCACCAGCAGGATGGCCAGCAGGATGATCAAGCCAAGTGCCAGGCGCGCGTGCGGCAGAAAGACTCGGGGCTGGTTCTGTTTCAGCATCCTCCTGCCAAAGCGAATGCGCTCGATCTTGGCCGGGCAGTCGCGCCGGTTCTGGCACCTGTTGGGCCTGTTGCAGCAGCTCATGGTTGCACCCTGTCCTTGTGCGTCGTGAATCTCCACCAGGTGCCCTCTGCCTCGATGCGTTGCCAGACCAGCTCTCGCTCGTTCTCAGGCATGCCGTTCCAGTGGGCGACCTCCATGTAGGTCCGGCCGCAGCCTTTGCAGTGGTCGTCATAGAGCGTGGTGCAGACGGCGATGCACGGGCTGTCGGGGCGCGTCATGCGGCGGCCTCGTTTTGCTTTTCCTTGACGGCCAGCAGCAGCGCCCGCTCCAGCTCCTGCACCGTGCAGGCGTCGAGTTGCTGGATGTGGATCTCCATGCCCAGCTTGACCGCCTGCATCTCGGGGCCGGTGAACAGGAACCGGCCACTCGCCTCGCCGCGGGCGTGCGCTGCGAAGGATGCGTCCTTGGCTGCCCGCAGTTCTGGCAGCAGGTCGGCGCCGAGGTCAGCGTTGATCCTGGTCAGGCACAGAGCCATCTCAAACGCCTCGCGCAGGGTGTGCGAGTGAATGCCGGTGCCCTGACCGAGGGTCAGCGCGTCCAGCGCCGACATGTTGGCGACCTTCAGGTGGATGCCGGCGGTGGGCACGCGGCCCACCGGCATGAACCCGGCTTTGAGCCAGCTCATGTTGTCCAGGCGCACGCCCTTGGGCCGGTAGCTGCTGCGCTTACGCACTGCGATGCTCCAGTGGCGTGCAGGTGTGGACGTCTGCCGGGCTTTCGGGCAGCGCATCATGGATCGCCGTGATCGCGGCAAGCGCTTTGTCAGGGTCGACCACGGCGTAGGCGCCTGACATGTTGAAGACCATCGTGTACTGCAGGGCGTCAAGCGCCAGTCTCAGAGCCTCGGTTTGCTTGGTCACAGGTTCATTCCCTTTCTGATCTGCCTGACCCGCTGCTCGGTCACTCCGACCTCGTCAGCAATGGCCAGCGGTTTGACTTTCTCGCGCAGCAGGCTCTCGATGCGTTCGCGGCGCATGCGCGACTCGGCGCGTTTGTCCTCGCCACGCTGCCAGGTCGCGAACTGCTGCTGCACTTTCTTCATCCCCACGCCTCTGATGACCGTCACCGGAATCTCAATCGTGGTGATGCGGCTGCCGTCGTCCAGCTCGTACCGGCGAGCCTTCATGCCGTCGGGGCGCGTGCGCGTTGAGAGGCACTTCATGCAACCAACGCGAACGGGCTGGTGTTCGCGAACATCATCTGCAGCAGCTTCACCTGGCGCCGCTTCTCCCTGTAGCGCTTGCAGTTTTCAGCCCTCGTTTGAGGCTTTGGCTTGGGCATGTCTTTGCCGTAGCCCAGAGCAAACACCTTCAGCGTGCGACCGCCCTTGGTGTCTTCGCGCCAGTCCGCGACGTGGACGATGCCCCTGCGGTGCAGCGTGTTGCAGTAGTTGCGCACGGTATTGATGGCCAGCCCGCTCATGGCGGACAGCTCCCACATCGTGTGGCAGGCGTCCTGCAGGCCGATCATCAACTCGGCGATCGCGATGGCGTTGACGCGGACGGAGCGCTTCACCACGGTGCCGCCTCCATCTGCTGCAGTTGCCGGCGCTGGTAGGCGCGCTGCTCCGCGGGCGTCCAGGGCGTCGGGCCGCCTGGCGGAGGGAATGGCCAGTTCTTGCTGGGCACGTTGGCAGCCGGGCGCGGCGGTGTCTTGTCGTCGGCCTTCTGGCGCGTGTCATTCATGGTCGTCTCCATGCGTCTCGTGCGACATTGCACGCTCTGAGTATAGCCATTGTGATGTGCATCAGCCCAGAGCGGTGTCGATGTATTTCTCAAGCAGGCGGCCCGCCTCCAGCACCAGTTCTTGGTCACCTTCCTTGGCCTCCAGGGCTCTGCGCGTCCAGCCCTTGAACTCGCGAGACAGGGCGCGCCAGTGGTCTGGGTGGTTTAGGTGCAGCCAGTCAACCGCGGCGACCATGGCCCGGAACTCGGCGCGGCTGAAGCCTGTGACGTCCTCCAGTTCGAACGAGGTGCCAACCGCCCTGGCAAACATGGGCGAGACGCTGGGGAAGCCGAGGTCCTGCTGTGCGTTGCGCCAGTCGTTGACGGCCCACTGCCCTAGCAGCTCGCCAACCCAGGCGGGTTCGATGCGGCTCATGGCTTGGGCTCCTGCTGCGCGGCTATGGCAGCCAGTTCGTCGCGCTCTGTCCACCGCTCCTGCATGGTCGCCAGCGTGCGCTTGCTCGGCGCTTTCGGCCACATGGGGTGCAGCAGCGCCCAGAGCGCAGTCAGCCCGGCAGCGTCGGCTACGGTCGCGCCGTCAATCTCTGCGGCCCACTGGTCGCTGCGGTGGCGCGGGTCGCGCATCAGCCTGATGATGACGGTGTGGCCGTTGATCGCGCCGCCAATCCAGTCTCCGTGCAGCGGAGCGCTCGGCGGGTAGGCCGGTGCAGGCCCGGCAATGCTGGCCGCTTCGCGTGCGCGCTGCCGGCGCTGGTGTGCGCCTGGCGGCGTGTTGTAGCGGTGCCAGCGGTTCGGAGTTTGGAAAGTTGGCATATTGACTAGTTAGGCCACAGCCGCATGCGCAGCCTTGCATTCGGCCAGCGCGTACCGTTTGGCGCACGGCTGGGGCGGGTTGTCATCCGGGTGGCAGGTACACGGCCTGTCACCCGGCTTCGGGCGCTGGTGCGAGTACATCGAATACTCCCATTCGTTGTCGCCGTAGCGCGTGGCTTCGTCCTGGTGCATCGCCAAGCACTCCGGGTGCATCTTGTTCGTGCTGGCGTCGCCACCGTCATAGCAGCGCCAGCGCACGTAGGTTTCCCCGGCTGCAATGCCTTCGCCGCAGCTCATGCAGCGGTGCGCCTTGCGGGCTTTCAGCGTCTCCACGTTCGTGCAGTGCATGCTCAGCTCCTCTCGCTTCTCAAACAGTGGCCTAACCCATCGCTCAACCGGAGGTCAGCGGCAAGCCGCCGCCCCCGGTTAGCTCAAACGTTAGGCTCTAAAGCCGCCTCCGCGCCGGTCAAGGCATCGAAGATGGTCAGGCTATGCCCGCTATCCAGCGCATTCACCAGCGCCCGGAGTGCTGCGCGCAGCCGTTCAATCTCCCGCACTGCTGCGACAAGTGCGAGATCCGCAGGACCGCAGCCGCCTCCCGCGTGGTCGATGATGAATCCGTCCCCGTAGGGGCGGGCGCGTGCGGCCAGTGATGCCAACCGGCAGGTTGTCGTTGCCCACCGCCGTGTCGATGAATGCCGACTCGCCGCCGCCTGTGGCGCGCAGGTAGTCCACTTCCACCTTGGCCGTGTCCGTGATGGTCTTGCCCAGGTCATTGATGGCGCGGGCCTTGTCCAGGTCCAGGCTGCCGTCCCGCACGCCCTGCGGCGCGTCGAACAGGTGCTGGCGCAATGTGGTGATGTCGTTGTTCATGTTTCTGCGGTCTCGATCCATGCTTTCATGCTCACGGCGTCCCCTCGAGCGCATCAGGTGCGCCCGGTGCGGCTATGCCGTGGGCGGCTTCGATGGCCCTGGCATAGGCGCGGTAGGCTGCATAGGGGGCACCCAGACCGGCACCCCATTGCTCGGTGGTGATGCGGTCGATTTGCTCATCCGTCAGCGGCACCCGCGCAGGCGCTGGCTGCGCGGTGGCGTACAACGGCATGCCATCAACGCCATCGCGCTTCTGTTGGTAGAACCGAAACTCAGGGTGCATGCCAGTTGGCCACAAGTAACCAAACGGCTCCCCGCTGGCGGCTTGCTTTGCTGCCCACCATTCAGCAATAGTTGCGGGCTGGGCCAGGGCGGCACGCAGCTGCTGAATCTCAGCCATATGCTCGCGCAGGCTTTCCTGCGTTGCCTCCAGCAGCGACCAATCGCGGGTGTCTTCTGCCAGTGCGGCGCGGAGTGTTGCAATTGCATCGGCCGTGCGCTGGATCGGTCGCGTCTGTTCGGTGTGGTACTCCAACGCCTCCAGCGCCTGCTGGGCGGCGGTTCGCAGGTCAGTCATGTTTCAGCCCTTGCATTTTTTGCAACAGCTCAAACGCTGTCACGTTGCTTTGGTCTGCCTTGGCTTTCCAGTCCAATACGTCTTGGCACTCTTTGTCCAGACGGTTGCGAACTGCCTCAATGGCGCGGTCCCAGCCTTCGTCTGCTCCTGCCCAACGCATCTGCCCAAGCTCCTGCCAGAGCTTTGTCAGGCGGCACGTCGCCAGCCATGCGATGTCTGTCGTGGTCAGGGTTGCAGCGACTTCAGCGGGAACTTGTAAGGATTCCTTGACAGTTGGTTCCTGCAAGGGGGGTGGCAAATTGCCCCCTCCCTCTGGCTCTGCCAGTGCGGCGCGCAGCGGCTCGATGACCTCGGGGCACCAGACCGTGATCGCCTCGACGGTGCCGTCGCCGGAGTCGGTGCAGCCGCCTTGCAGGCTCTCCAGGCATTCCAGCGCCTGCTGGGCGGCTTCTCGCAGTGCTTTGCTCATGCCGCCCCCTTGGCCGCGATGCCAGCACCAGCCAGCAGCCCACAGTACCTGGCGCGTGTCGCGCTGATGGCATCGACCTCGCTCTGATCGCCGGCCATCTGGGCCGCCAGGATCAAGCGGTCGAAACCCGCCAACAGCGAGGCGGCGTTCGCGTGCCGCTCGTCTGCTCTCAGTGCGGCGCGAGCGTAGGCCCGCATCTGGTCAGCGCTGTACATCGGCGCGGCGTAGAACCCGTGATAGGGCGCAGGCAGCGGGGGTAGATCTTCATCCATTGGTCGTCTCCGGTTTGGCCAGGGTGACTGCGCAGCTCGCGCAGTACCACAGGCGGGTCTTGGGATGCAGGCGACCACCATGGTCGCGCGTGCGCTTGCGGCAGCCCCAGCACTCTCGCTGGATCGCTTGCCCGTATCCGCCGACGGCTTGCTTGGCGGTCTGGTCACGGTCGCTGCTGAAGCGGTTCACGCCAGCACCTCGACCGTCAGGCCAATCGCGCCGCTGCGCATTGCCTTGGTCCAATCAAACACTTCGCGCACCAGAACCTGGTTGCTGTCGTCCAACCAGAACCCAGCTTTGGTGAGCGCGTCGGCCACAACTTTGCGGACGTTGTCGACGTCCCTGGCCCGCCTGTCCGGCGGCGACAGCAGCCACGACACGCTCAGAGGCCCTGTGAGCGGTTTTTGACCCGCCAGGCACCCCAGGCCTATGCCGGCCAAAACACGGCGCACACGCGCGTCATACGCCACCGCCTCGGCGACTTTGTAGTGGCCGCCAGTGCGGCTGTGCTTCGTCGCGTGATTGCCAAGCACCGGCGGCCAGGGCAACTCAAGCTCGTAAGTTAGTGAACACTTACTTGCTAGCGTTATGGTAACACTTTCCGCATTGTGAAATTCTTGTTCCATTGCTTCTGCTTTCTGCCAACCTGGTGGGCTACATCATTGTGATAGATCGGCGACAAGATAGGCATCTCGAAACCGACCGCGAACTGGCGCACGAAAGCGCTGCTTGAAGAGCACGCCGGCCGCGGTGAGCCGATCGAGCAGTGCAGCCTGGTCGGAAGCTGGAAGATCCCGAAA